TTTATACCGCGCACTTACGTCAGGAGTGAACGAAATAGCATCAGATGCAGAAAACAGTCTCACCCTGTTATACGATATATCAGGTGAAATTGAAACAGTTGGGCTTGCGCGGCCCACAACATCAAATACAGCATGAGCCGTTGTTGTAAACTCAATCGCTGGGGCTGCCGATACCTGACGAACAACTTGGTAACCAACAGCAGCTGTCGCGCCAATGCTTGCACTTGCGCTGCCCAACTCAATGCTGATGTTTTTGCCGTACAGGTAGCTGCCATATGTGTTCAGGCCATATCCAGCGCGGAAGCCCTCAATAACATCATACTTAACCGCAGAAACATTAACGATACCAGCAAGATTAACCGCCGCCGAAGCGTCTTTTACAATAACACCAGCTGGGTTTGATGCCGCGAATGATGTCGCCGCCACCGAAGAAGCGTCAACGATTGTTACCGCGTTAGCAGACGCGGATACGCTCAAAGCTGCACTGGCTGCACCCTGTGTGGTTTCCTGAACCCCAAACAGGCCGCTGTTATATAGGCCAGTGTTGTATGTTGAGCGTAACGCCATTATGCCGCCGTGATGTCTAGGTCGCCAGTTGGAATGCGGAATACATCCCCGTCATTGATTGCTTTAGCAACGTCCAACGCAGAGTGAATAATCATGTTGCCGCCAGATGCAGCATCCATAACACCGATATGGCTAACTGTACCCCAGTTGCCACCAGATGCCGCTGGGAACTCAACCGCTGCGCTGTTCGATGCAGTGTCGCCAGTTACAGTGAATGTTACCGCTGTGCGTGCGTATCCTGTTCCTGTGGATACCTCTGTGCCAGCCGTACCAGTGTCGGTGGGGTCAGATGTAAACAGGGCAATGTACCAAGCTGTCGGGCGTGTGACGCTATCTGTCGTTAGCAGATATTGCAACGCGTGTGTTTCAAATGCGTTCGTTAAGGACATGGATTTCTCCGTTAGATATATCTAAAAGAACAATAACCGATTTAACTATTAAAAGCTAGTCAGCCGCATTCTTGGAGATGTTACTGTAAATCTTGTATCGTCGGATGCCTTCTGTAACGATCCAAGGGCGTTTTGATATAGGCCGGACCACACCGAAATTCGGTTGTCATCCAGCAAGTATGGCGCAGACTGCAACAAAGATCCGTACAGGTAAACATCAGGATCTGATTGCAGTAGCCAGTTGTATGTGTTGCTGTCGCTAAGCGAGGGGATTTGCTCATAGTACGTCAGCTGCATCGCGTATTCATCGTCTGGCGTTGGGTAAACTTCAATCGCTTCGCCGATGTGCGTATAAAACTTAGGCCGGCCGGATGCGTCTGATGTGTCTTCGCGATACTTCAACATATCGTCAACAGTGATGGCCTCAAGGCGGTTTGTCGTTCCGGACGTAATGGCGAAGCGCATTGTCTCAAGCCAATTATTTGGCAGCTGCACATAGCGGCTATCAAGCGTCGCATCAACGCGCTCAACCATCTTATAGTGACGCAGCTTGCGATTAAAATCAGCCTCAGCCAACGCAATGAAGTCTGGAATGACCGCGGTTAAGTCATCACGGTTCAACCAGCTTGCGATTGACGTCTTTAGCTCTGAATAAGTTGTAATGCTCACAGCGTACCCGCCCTTGTCCTAAACACTTGGTTGTCGCGATCGTTCAACCACTTCTTTAATGCCTTGGGATCGTCGGCGATGCCTTGGCGCTTCAGCTCATAATACACCGGAAGCGGAATTGAAGCAACTTTTGACATCTCGCCCCATTTGCCGGTGTTATCGTTGTACTGACGCTTGTTGGCGTCTGTGATCGTCGACACGTCCTGCACGGTCTCGATGACGTATTCACCCTTGCCGTTGACGTGCCAGTATTTCGTAATCCCCGTTGCTGGATCTTGGCTGAAAATTCGTTTCATGCTGCCTCCAAAAGTGAGAGGGGCGACCGAAGCCGCCCCGCCGTCATTATGATGTGGTCAAGTCGAAGATGCCGCCGTGGGCTGCTTCGTTGCCAACTTCCAGACCGGCTTCAACCAGCAACATCGCTTTGGACGCGTCGCCTGTTTTCGCCAAGTCAACTTTCTGGATTGGACGCAGATAGTTAACTGATGCGTATTCTGGGTCCAGCAAGAACGCGTCACGCTCACGCTGGAAGCGGTTTGGTACAACTTGCAGTGTACCAAAGTCTGACAGATACACGTCAGCCGCACCGATGATTGTTGTTGGTGCGTTTGATGGCGCTTGGTAACGCTGAGCCGCGATGCCTGCGAAACCTGACACTTGAGTTTTGTTGAATGGGCCAACCATCAAGATGGATGGGTTTCCGCCGGCTGTGTATGCAGCTTGCATTGCGGATTTCAACATTGCTTCAGTGAAGTCTGCCTGTGTACCGTCTGTACGCGCGTTTGAGCCGTCACCTGTTGGTGATGCGCCGTCGCCTGCGAATACGTCGTTGGTTGCAATCCATGCACCCAAGCCAGCTGTTTCGCGAGCTGTCGAAGAGTTGCCAGCAACTTTTGCGTTGTTGTCTGTCAAAACTGCTTCTAGGTCACGCTTCAGCTCACGGCCACGCTTAGCGATTTGGAACGCGAACTCGTCGTTGCGGCCCGCCAAATCTTGTGCGTTCAGGTTGTCGGCTACGACAACGGTGCGGCGCAAGATTGTGGTGTAGTTGCCAACGCGTGTGGTTGCAGATGTTGCATCGAATGATGTGACGTCGTCGCCGTCGATGACGGGTGTCTTGTCAACAGCTGCCAAGCTGTCTGTCTGCCATTCGAAGTATGTGTTTGACACATTTTTCGAACCGATGTTGGATTGCAGTGGCACCTCTTCAGGAGAGATATTGTTGATTACGTTGGACAATTCCTCGCGGATGCCCTTTGCGTCAAATGACGTAAATGTGTTTGCTACGATTGCCATGATTTGGCGTCCTTTCGTCTACAAGAGTGATTTAATGGCCATTGCGGCGTCTGCCACGCGACCGGTTTTCTGCAACGTCTGTTGCGCTTTCGCATACTCTGATTTCGGCCGTGCCTGCGATCCGCGGGAACCTGATTTCAGCGTACGTTTGCCAGCCGTCTTTGGCTTCTTCTTGGCTTCCGTCGCCTGCTTGGAACCTTTATCGAATAGCATTGCCTTGCGAGCAATTTTAACCAGCGATGCGTTTGCCAATCCGCTGATGTCCTCTTCGCTGAACCCCTCGTTCATGAGGAAATTGCGAAGGTCATTAGCTTCCTTGGCGGCTACCTTGCTATCACGCCACTCTGGGATCACTTCCGGCAATATCTCGCGCTGTTGCTCGATATACCGCGCGCGCATCTGATCCATTTGCTGCTGTTGTAGCTGCTGTAACCGTTGCTGCTCAGCTTGAACGGCTTGCAGTTGAGCCTGACGCTCTTCTTGCTGCTTTCGCCATTGACGCTCAGCTCTCGCTGCCATCTGGGGGTCTGTATCGTACAGGGTGTCCCAGTCTGGTTCTTGCTCTGCCGTTTGCTCAATCCGCTGCCGCAGTTGCGGTAACAGTTGGGCGTATTGCATGCGTTCACGTTCGATTTCAGCGTGCTGCGCCTCAAGAACTTGACGTTCCTCAGCCAGTGCCTGCGTCTTGCGTGTGTAATCTCGCTGGCGTAGGTGTCCGCGTTTCAGCTCCTCGACCGTGATCTCTTCTCCGTCGACCTCTACTGTGGCCGCCAGAATATCGAAGGATTGATCGTCGTCGCCTTCTTCGTCGTACTCCTCGTCATCGAGGTTGTCTTCGTCCGCCATTTCGACGTCCTCAGACTGTTCGGCGTCTTCCTCGATGGTCTCTTCTTCGACCACTTCGGCTTCAGCCTCTAGCGCATCAGTTTCTGTCGCGGTGTCCTCTTGGGGCGCAAGCATAGCACTGATTGCATTTTGTGCCGTGTACAGGTCAGTCCCTTGCGGGTTGCTGGTGTCTGACATCGTTATCTCCATATTATGCGGTTATTTGCTTTTCATTTCAATAGCCGCGTTATCTACCATTGCGCGGAGCCTCGCTTTAATCATCTCGATGCCCCGCAGTTTCATGTAAACAGCCTCGCGGCCGTCTGTATCGCCGGTGCCAGTTGATTTGAACTCGCCCCAGCAATCCTGCTCGATCTCGTCCAAGAACCGGACGAGATCTGTGTCGGAGAGCAGGCGCTGGGCCTGCTTACCGTCATCTATGATTTGCTGCTTTGTCTTAGTCACGCGCAGCCTCCTTGATCACGTCGGTCTGAGCCTTCAGAACCTGACGGTCGATCTCCATGTCGCGCTTCATCTGCTGCACGTTCATCTGGGTGCCGTACTTCGCCTTCATCTCTTCGGCCTTGAAGTACAGATTAGCCTCCATCTCGTCGCGCTTGCGGTCGTCTTCCATGATCATCTTCTCGCGCTCAAGCTGCAACTCTGCGGCCTTCTTCTGGATGTCCGCTTGGATTTGCTGGATCTGAACAGCGATCAGCTGCTCGTTGATGTCCGGCTTATCCTCCTCCGGCGGCGCTTGGAACTGCGTTGGGTCTGACCAGAACGCCGACGTATCCTTGAAGCCGGCCAGCTCTGTCATGGCTTTCAGGCTGTTGGATAGCTTGACCATGTCTGTCAGCGGGTTTTGCGGCCCCATGGTGGCCATTGCCTCTTTCTGCATCTCAGCGATCTGGCGGATCATCATCATGCGCTCAGCGTCCGTTCCGCGGCCCAGAGCCACGTTCACAGATACATCCATGTCCGCGTTCCACACGCGTGGGTCCATTGGCACGAACTCGTTGCTCAGGCGCACCATGCGCTCGCGATCCTGATATTTTGTGATCAAGTGCAGGATCATCTTGTACAGGCGCTTCATGCCGGTTTCGGCAAACACGCGCGCGATCATCTCGATGTGCTGCTGAGCGGCCGCCACAGTGGCGTTAACCGCCGACGCGGTCGATGACTGCAACGCACCCGCGTCCAAGCCCATGGACGCCTTCGAGATGCCTGTGCGGGCCTCTTTGATCTCGTCCATGTATTGCAGCACTGGAAACGCCTGTTGGCCAACGAACGGCATCGACAGCGGCTGCACCTGACCGGCGGAGCGCTGGCGGATGATTGCGCCCACTTCTGTATTCATGACGTCGTCGATGTTCACCATCCCCTCCGTC